CGCGTTAGCTTCTCGACTTTCTCCCGCCCCCCCGTAGACTTGAAGTCAAATCGGAGCACCATGCGAACCCGCGCAGCAACCAAGACCACGATCCTGAGCCCGAAGGACGCGACCACGTGTTCCACGGTCGAATACCTGCGTGCCTCGGTCGAGCAGCTCGAGCAAGCCGTGCTCGGCGCGACGGAGTCGCGTAGCTGGCAAGCCGTCGGCTCGCTGAAGCTGCGGGCCCTCCAGGCGCGCGAGGCCCTCGACGTGGCCGTGGCCAAGGAGGCCGCGCCCGACGAGAGCATGAGCGACGTCCAGCTGGTGGGCATCATCACCTCGGCCATCGCTCAGCTCCCGCCTTCGCTCCTCGACCAGGTCGAAGAGGCCGTCGAGATGAAGCGCCGCGGGCCACGCCTCGTGCAGGTCTCTTGAGCGCTGGCCTCGCCAACCTCGCGAAGGCCGTCGACCAGCTCCACAGGCGCACGGTCGCAGACCCCCTCGCCTATTGGACCCCGACGGCGCCGCAGCTCGAGTTCCTCCGGGACCCGTCGCACATGCGCCTCGCGCGTGCTGGGAACCAAGTCGGGAAGACCACGATGGGTCTGGTCGACTGCATCTACCGGTGCTTGGGCGGGCACCCCTACCAGCCCGTGCGCCCCGCTCCGATTGAGGCGTGGATCATCGTGGAGAGCTGGGAGTCGTCGCTCTCGGTGCAGTCGAAGCTATGGGCGCTACTCCCCAAGGGGGACCTCGCTGAAGACACTATCTACATCGTAGGGAAGGGCTTCAAAGGCCGTCACCCCCTGGTGCGCTTCCGGAACGGAAGCATCATCCGCGTCCGTACCTCCAACCAAGGGTCTCTCGCTCTAGCCGGCTCAACCATAGATTACTGCATGATGGATGAACCACCCCCCGAAGAGATCTACAACGAGATCGTCCCCCGCGTGCTCCGCAACCACGGGCGCATCATCTTCACGCTGACCCCGGTCGGAGCTCCCCTGGGCTGGCTCCGGAAGCTGGTCGAGGACGGACGGGTCAAAGACTTCGTCTTCCCCTTGACCGTCGAGAACACCACGCCCATCGGGTCGCGTCCGTTGATGACTGCCGAGCAGATCGAGGCATTCAGCGAGTCGGTGCTCCCCCAGCAGCGGGCGCAACGCGTCTTCGGCGATTGGGAGAGCCTGTGGACGGAGGGCCGGGTCTTCCGGATGTTCGACCCGGCTCGCCATGTGAAGCCGGAGGTCCCTGTCGGCGAGGCCCTTATCGGCGTGGGCATCGACCACGGGACCGAGGTGGGCGCGCAGGTCGGCGTGCTCGTCGCGATGGTCCGCGACGCGGGCGAGCAGCATCCCCGCTTCTGGGTGCTCGACCAGGTGCAGACCGATGGGCAGACGACGCCTGACCAGGACGCGCGCATGCTGCTCGACATGCTTCGACGCGCGGGCCTTGATTGGTCATCGGTTGACCTGTGGGTGGGCGACCGCCGCGTCTATGGTCGGAAGAACGGGTCGCTGAAGTCAAACGCGATGCTGATGTCGGCGATGGAGCGTGCGCTACGTCTTCCGACCGGGTCGCTTCCTTTCCGGATCAAGACCGCCTACAAGCCCGCCGGTTCTGTGTTTGAGGGCATCCGCATCCTGTCCGCGGCCATGCTGAGGGGGGACTTCTTCGTCCATCCCCGGTGCAAGCGGCTTGCCGATGACCTCCAGCGATGGGACGGTCGCGAGGCCAGCGAGCACAAACACTCCATCGACGCGCTGCGCTACACGCTCGAGCTCATCACGAAGCGCCTCCACAATCCCACTGTGGTGCGGCTAGGTTAGTCGCTCCAGTAGGGGACACCGATGTACGCCTTCTCTCGCATGCCCGCTCCTCCTGCCCCGAGCAACCCCGAAGAGGCCGCGCGCTGGGAGCACACGCGGCATCGTCGCGCGCTCATGGAGGGGACGTGGCAGCGCCTCCTCGAGGACCGTCTACAGGAGCAACTCGGGAGCACGCGTCGGCAAGCCTGGGGCATCCCAGACCTAAGCGCTAACCCCTTTAGGGTTATCGCCTATGAGCTAGCCTCGCTCTATCTCGACGCCCCGGACGTGCACCACCACGCGGCTGAGACGGCGGCGCAGCGGAACGGCGGCACGTCCTCCGCGGACGCGCTTATCGGCGGCGAGGGGCTCATCGCGAAGTCGGGCCTCTGGTCGCAGATGCCCCGCATGCAGGCGATGACCATCGCGCTGCGGGAGATGTGGCTCCGCATCGACGTGGTCGACGGTCGCCTCACGTACCGTCCCGTCTCGCCGGACATGATCGTCGCCGAGGCCGACCCGCAGCGTCCGACGATTCCCCTGGCGGTCGCCGAGATCCGCCTCCGGAACATCGACGGCGAGGCCGTGTGGGCGTGGGATGTGCTCGACATCCGCGACCCCGCCTTCCCCCGCTATGAGGTCCGCAAGGTGGGCGGGGGCGGCGGGTTCGGCGAGGACGTGACCGTCCAGGTCCTCGGGGTCAACGACGGGAAGAAGAACCCTGCGGACCCTGAATGGTCGGGGGCGAACTACCCGTACCGTCGGACGTCCAACGACGCGCCCATCCTGCCGGGCGTGCTCTACCACGCGAGTCAGTATGGGGATCGGATCTTCGACCCGTACTTCGGTGTCGAGCTCTACGAAGGGAGCCTGTCGCTCTCGGTTTACTACTCGTTCCTGGCGCACTGCCTCCGCGACGCGTCCTTCCCCCAGCGATACGCCATCGGCGTCCGAGTTGCCGGCACTGAGATGACCGACGGGCTGACGCGAGGCGCGCGCGTCGAGGTCGTCACCGACCCGACGACGATCCTCATGCTGGACGCCGCCACCGAAAGTCAACCGACTGTCGGACAGTTCCAGGCAGGGGCGGACGTCGCCACCCTCGAAAGCACTATCAGCTCCATCGCCCACCGCTTGGCGACCGACGCTGGCCTCTCGCAGACGGACATCCAGCGCACGTCGGGCAGTGCGAAGAGCGGGTACGCTATCAGTCTATCGAATGAAGGTAAGCGGCAGGCACAACGCCGCTACGTCGTGCAGTTCCGCGCGACCGACGAGGAGCTGGTCGCCAAGTCGGCGATCCTCTACAACCGCGCCACGGGCTCCGCGTTCCCCGAGGGCGGCTACTCGGTCCTGTACCGCGAGGTCCCCCTCTCGCCCGAGGAGCTTGACGCGCGCCGGAAGCACGCGATGGAGATGCTCGAGGCGGGTCTGATGGACCGCGTCGAGGCGCTCCGTCTCTTCGGCAACCTGTCCGAGCCTGACGCCATCGCGAAGCTCGCGATGATTGAAACGATGAAGGCGACGACGTCCACCGGAGCAGCAACCATGAGCATGGAGCAGACGCCGTCGCCCGCGCCCGTGGTAACCGAGTCCGAGTCGGTGGGCGCGATGGAGGCCATCGAGGAGCTCGACGCGGCGACCGCTGCCCTCCAGGCGCTGGCCTCCTCGACGCGCGACGCGGCCTCGCGCGAGGTCCTCCGTGCAGTGCTCGAGAGCCTCGCGGAAGCGAAGGGCTACCTCACGGGCGAGGACGTCGAGGCGATGGTCGAGCTCCCCGGCGAGGAGGAGGAGACCGTCGAGGTGGAGGCGAGCGATGCCATTTCTGAGTGAGCGTCAGCGCGACTACCTGAAGCGTGAGCACCCCGGTGTCTACGCGCGGTTCATCCGCGACGAGCGCCGGATGGGCTTCGAGCTCAAGGCCCCGCCCGAGGTGGCCGCGGTCGCCAAGCGCGGCCTCGCCCTGCGCGAGGAGTTCAAGCGTGGCGGCACCATCGTGGGCGCCCGCCGCGCGACCCAGCTGGCTGAGCGTGAGGTAGTGAGCATTGAGACCATAAAGCGAATGGTCGCCTACTTCGACCGTCACGCCGTCGACCTCAAGGCTCCCGCAGCTAAACCGGGCAATGCTGGCTACCCCAGCGCAGGGCGCATCGCGTGGGATTTGTGGGGGGGTTCTGCGGGCCGAGCTTGGTCTAAACGTCAACTAGCCGTCTGGGACCGTGTCCAGAAGGCCAACGAGGAGCAACCATGAGCGAGAACACCGAAGCACAGGGCGGCGCAGAGGCCCGCATCCGTCAACTCGTCGAGCAGGTCAAGGCCCTCCAAGGGCGCGTCGCCGAACTCGAACCCGTCGCCGCCGAGGTCGAAAAGTACCGCGTGCAGGTCGAGGAGCTGAAGGGCGCCACGAAGGCGGAACGCGAGGCCCTCCGGATCGAGCGCGAGATTTACGCCGCGGGCATCACCGACGCCGAGGGTATCGAGTACGTGCAGCACGCCTACTCCAAGCTGAAGGCTGACGAGCGCCCCGCCTTGGGCGAGTGGCTCGGCAACAAGGACACGCTTCCTCGTGCCGTTCGCGCGTACCTGCCCGAGGCCTCGACCCCGCAGCCCGCGGTACCGCAGGCCTCGCCAATGGTCGACACGCGCACGAAGCTCCCCGCGTCCAGCGCGACGGCGCTCCCCTCTCCCACTGCTGGGCCTACGGCATTCAGCCCCGAGCGCATCATGAGCATGAGCAACGCGGAGTTCAAGGCGCATTTCGACGCGATCACGGCGGCTCGCTCGGCGCCTTGACATCCTGTCACGCGTGAGGGTACGAGGTCCATGAGGGCCACGCCCTCACGCGCTCGAGGCAAGCTCTCGTAAAAAGCGACAGGCGCGGCAAACCATCGAACCCTTCGGGAGGCCCTCATGGCCAATATCGATTTTGCCGCACTGAGCGGCAACGCTCGTCTCGCGGCGATCCTCCACAAGACCATCGAGATGAAGCTGGCGGACCGCGCCGAGCTCTACAAGGCGCCGCAGTTCACCAACTTCGGCAGCCTCAACGGCTCCGGGTCCAGCGCCCTCCAGGTCCCCGTCATCGGCCTCGCCGGGACGGACCTCATGGCGGCAGTGGGCGACGGAAGCCCCGTCTCCGAGACTCTGCCGTCCCGTGCCGCTGCGACCATCACCATCGCCAGGCAGGCCCTGCGCTACGACATCACCGACCTCGCCTCCCTCACCAACCCCATCGCGGGCGGGATGGGCGTCGGCATCGAGGGTCTGGCGGAGTCGATGGCCATCGCCTTCGGCATGCGGATGACGCAGATGGTGACGGCGCTCTCCTCGGGCCTCTCCCAGAGCGTCGGCACGACGGGCGTGGCGCTCACTGTGAGCACGTTCTTCGACGCCATCTACAAGCTGCAGCTCCAGAGCAACGACGGTACGTTCGCGTGCGTCCTCGCTCCGCAGCAGATCAACCACCTCATCAACAGCCTCCGCAGCGAGACGGGCCCCGGTCAGTACGTCGCGGCGACTCAGGACCAGATCGCGGCGAAGGGTCAGGGCTTCCGCGGAAACCTGTTTGGCGTCGACCTGTACGTGAGCAGCACTCCCCCGACGGTGAACGCAGGGGCAGATCGCCTCGGTATGATGGTCGCCACGGGCTGCATCGGGTACGCGACGGGTACCCCCGCTCCCATCCAGGGCGCGGCCGGCATCATCGTGCCCGCCGGCTCGCAGGTCGTGGTCGAGCTCGAGCGCGACGCGGCGTCCGGTCTCACTAAGGTGATCGGCAATGCCTTCGCCGGCGTGGCCGAGATTCAGGACCTCAAGGGCGTGGGCGTGCTCAGCAAGGCCACCCCGTAGTAGGGTAGCCGCCTCACGGTGGCGAGGGGGCGTCGAGGTGCTTAGCTGTACCTCGACGCCTTTCTGCGTCGGAGGCAACCATGAGCGCGACATTCCAGACCGCCGCGAGCGGCGCACAGATCGAAGGACGGGCGGCAACACGCCCAGGCAGCATGCGTGAGCTCATCCCGACGGATGCGAGCCCCGTCTTCTGGTACCTGCATCATCCCTCCCGCTGGCAGCTTGTCAACGGCGAGTGGCTCCCCGCCCTGTCCGAGATGCGAGCGGACCCCGGCGTCAACCGCGTGGACAAGGACGGGAACACCGACCAGGCGGAGCTGAGCTACCGCCGCAAGGGCTGGACCATCATCCCGTGGGACGCCGAGCCGGGTGGCTACTGCGTGGCCTACGAGGGGCACCGCGGCCCCGTCCACCTGAGCAAGTGGGAGAAGCCCAGCGTCTTCGCGGGGCAGCTGACGGTCCGAAGCGACACAGCTGGATACTGGGCCTTCTGCAAGCGCCTCCTCGAGGAGGGCACCATCCGCGTGCCGGACGAGCGATGGATCGACCTCATCATCGCCGACCAGGCGCGCAAGGTGGAGGAGCTCCGCGGCAAGGCGGTCACGCAGCCCGCGTCGGCTACCTCCCTCAACATCGAGGAGGAGCGCCTAGCCACCATGTACGCGGCGAAGGAGAAGCTCCTGAACCCGCCGGCCCCCAAGGCCAAGCGATGAGCGAGAGCGTCAAACACCGCGAGGCGATGGAACGCATGACGTCGCAGCTGGTTCGCTCGGGCATGCCCGAGCAGCGAGCCCGCGAGGAGGCGCGTAAGCGCGCCGTCGAGGCAGACCGTCGCGAACGCGATAAGCGCTGACAGGCAGGGGGCACGATGACCATCTCCGAGACGCTCTACACGGCACGTTTCCGGGCACCGGATGCGATCCAGCGTGGGACGAATCAGACCATCGCGTGCCCCACGTACCGTCTCGGCGTGGTCGCTACCCCGGCCTCGGGAACGGTATCGGTCTACAAAGCCGACCAGACCGCCGTCGTGAACGCCGCCGTCGTGACCATCGCCCCCGGCAGCTGGGCGACGTACACCATCCTCGCGGGCGTGACCTCGCCGCTCCAACTCGAGGAGGGCTACCTGATTGAATGGACCCTCGTCATGCCGGACGGGCTTCCGCACACCTTCCGGCAGGACGCCGCGCTGGTGCGTCGTGAGCTCGCTCCGGTCGTGACGGACGCCGACCTGATTCGCCGGCACTCGGACCTCCCGCAGCTCCTCGCGAACGGGTCCACCACGTACCAGGATTACCTCGACGAGGCGTGGGCGACGATCATGCTGCGCCTCATCGCAAACGGTCGCAGACCCTATTTGGTGATGAGCCCCAGCGCGCTCCGCGACGTGCATCTGAACTACACGCTCCACCTCATCTTCCTGGACTTCCAGACGAGCGCTGGCGATGGCGGGCGCTGGCAGGCCCTCGCCGACTACTACCGTGCGGCCTACACCGAGAGCTGGGGTCAGCTCAGCTTCATCTATGACGAGTCGGACACCAACAAGGTGGACCCGACCCAGCGGAAGAGCGGCGCGTCTCAGGTCTGGCTGAACGGTCGCGGCGGCGGCGCCGTGCTCGGCCCGAGGTGGTACTGATGGCGTCGAAGACCGTCCGGCAGCTGCGCGAGGACGTCACCACGCGTATCGCTACACTTTCGGGCTGGAAGGAAAGCCGTGTCGCGCCGGACAACTTCGGGCGCGATGCTGACCTCAGCTCGGGCACGTGGTTCGTGGTGCACGTCGCCGAGACACAGGACCTGCGGGCCTACCGCGGCAAGCCCGCCGAGGGCACGCTCGTTGAGTCGACGCTCATCGTGCGGTACTCCTGGCGGCTCGCGCCGAAGGACATGGCGGGCACCTACGACGCGGCGCTCGACGGCGAGCAAGCCGTCATCAACAAGCTGATGGTCTACGATGCGACGTGGCCGCTCAGCTACAAGTTCCAGTTCGTACGCGTTACCCGTGAGACGAACGATGTCGGCGAGTGGGTCGTCGGCGCCGTCGAGTTCCGCGTCGTCCACACCCTTCCGCTTCAGTGAGGTAGCCCATGCCCATCTCCGCAGTCGTCAAGAACTTCCGCGACGGCACCATCACCATCTCGGACGGCACCACGCCGACGCCGATCTCCTTGACCGTCCAGTACGAGGCGGGCGACTTCAGCATCACGGGCCTCAATCAGGGCAACACCGAAGCGACGACGTACCTCGACCGTGGCGACCTCGGCTCCGTGCGCCTCACGTCGCGGACGTTCCCGACGTTCAGCTTCACGGCGCACATGACGGACCTCAGCGACGCGACCAACAAGACCCTCTGGGACGCCGTCAACAAGACGGGCGCATTCGCCACTGCCGTGTCGACCATCACGGGTTCAGATGTCTACGGCCTCAAGGTGCTCCTGACCGTGGAAGGAACCAACTTCGCCGACCCCAGCGACCACGTCCTCGAGCTCAATGGCTGCCACATGACGCTCGATTTCTCGGAGGGAGACCCGAACTCCTTCTCGCTGAACGGAACCGTGTACGGGTCGATCCTCGCGACCTGATAGGCCGCGTGTGCAAGCGAGGCGCTCCCCGTGCTACGGTGCGGGGGGCGCTTTCGCGTCTAAGGAGCAACCATGACGACCGTTCAACTCGGGGCGCACACTGTCCCGCTCAAGGCCCCCGCATCGTTCCTCATTCGACGCGAGATCGCTCTCGCCGTCGGCACTAACGCTATCCGTGGCCTGTGCGCCGCCCTGGGCGTGTGCTGGGCCGGGAAGCCGCTCAAGGCGAAGTACAACTTCTCGCCTCTCCCCTACGGCGGCGAGGTCTTCGATGAGCTGATGACGCTGGGCATTCCGGAAGCGGAGATCTACGCCGCGGCGAGCAAGGCGCTCGAGCTCTGTGTCGACGTGCCGACGGAAGACGGCGTCGCGCGTGCTGCGGGTTTTACGCCACCGCAGACGGAGGGCTCGACTCCGTAGCTCTGGAGATCGGCCTCACCTACTGCGGCGACCCGGAGGCGTTCTACTCGTGGCCTGTCGAGACGCAGGAACGCGTCCTCGGCTGGTGGCGCAACAAGCACGCGCCGCCTAGCAAGCCGAAGCGCGCGACACCGAAGGCACGCGCACAGGATACGGTAGACCCGGCGGCGCGAGCCTTCTGGGGGATCTAGTGGCGAATAGCTCGGCGACAGTGACCCTCGGTCCCGAGCTGCAACGCGCAGTCGACCAGCTGGTCCGCGACGTGGCCGGCGATGTGGTGGCCATTGTCGAGGAGATCGCCAACGACCTCGCTGAGGGCGCTCGGCGCGAATGGTACGACAACGTCACCAAGCGTACCGGGGAGTCTGGCGAGAGCAACGACTACCGTCTGGAGCTGCGCGGTACGACCGTTCGCGGCATCGTCTACAACGACGCCCAACAGGTGCAGCGTAGTCGGAAGAAGAGCGAGTGGCGTCTCACGCCCTATGGTGGGCAGGTCCGCCCGCGGAAGCTTCAGAACTACGCCTACTACGTGCGTCGCCCTGGTCCATTCTCGAAGCTCCTGCGGGGTCTGAACTTCGAGGAATACCGTGCGGCGATGTCGTACTACCGGACGCATGGAGAGCTTCCGACGAACCTCGTGGCGCGTTCGATGACTGACTCGAAGGGACGCAACCGCCCGGTGGGCATCTCGAAGATCACGGTCAACCCCGCGCACTATGACGGAAAGAACCTGTGGAAGGTCCTAGTCCTCGACAGGCGCAAGGCCGCTATCGACGCGCGGCTAGAGGACCTTGATAAGGCGCTGCAACGAAGCGGCGACCGCTTCAGCAAGTAGGAGCCACGATGCCCACCGCAGAACTCACCATCGCAGCGGACCTCTCTGGCCTCCGCAAGCAGCTCGAAAGCATCCCGGGGATGACGCGCGAGCAGGCGGCGGCGATGACCTCGGAGCTGAACAAGAGCTTCAAGGCTGCGGAGCGTGCGGCGAAGAAGGCCGGCGATGCTACGCGCGCCTCGATGCAGCAGGCGGAAGATGCCACGCGCGGGGCTGCGGACGCGACGAAGAGCCTAGAGGATCGCTTCGGGAAGGTAGGCAGCGCCGCGAGCAAGCTCTCCGGCGGCCTCGACCTCATCGCCCCAGGACTAGGCGACGTGGGCCGCGGGCTCGCTGACCTCGCTGACGTTGGCGAGGTGGCGTCGGGTTCGATGGGCCTGTCGGGCCTTGCCGGGTCTGCCACTGCCCTGGCGGGCCCGCTGGCCATCCTCGGGCTGGCGCTGACCCCCATCATCGTCGCGTTCATGGACGAGAAGCATCGCGCGGAGGAGGCTGCGGCTGCCCTCGCACGGTACGAAGAGGCCACGAAGGCCGCGTCTGCGGCGAACGACGAGTTCGACAAGGCGATTGGCGACGTCAACGACCAGTTCAAACTCTTGTTTGGGCTCGAGACGCAGAACGAGCAGGCGTCTCGCAAGTCGGAGGCTGCGCTTCGTGCGAAGGCGCAAGCGGCCAACGCGTCGGCACAGGCTCTCATCGCCGAGGCCGAAGCTCAGCGCGCGGCCATCAAGGGCACGGCAACGATGGACGCCATCCGCGGCGCGGAGACGGACGCGACGCGGCAGTACGCGAAGCTGAGCGACACCATCAAGGAACAGACGGCCATCATCGCGCAGAACGACGAGGCCGTGGAGCTCTCCGCGGAGGTCCTCCGGGAGAAGGCGAAGGCCGACGACCAAGCGGATCGAAACGCCAAGCGCCGTGCTGCTGCTGAGAAGGCCGCGGCAGCTGCGGCACGCAAGGCGGCGGAAGCCGAGCGCCTTGCCGCGGAGGCCCTGGCGGAACACGACGCGATGCTCGCGCCGCTCCTCGCCGCTGAGAAGCAGATCGAGAACCAGCGCGCCTCTGAGCTCGAGCAGTCGGGCAAGCTCGCGATCCAGCTCGATGACCTTCGCGCGCAGAAGCTGGCTCTCGCCGCCGCGGGCAAGCTCTCCGCGGAAGAAGCTGCACGGTTCACGGCGGCTGAGAAGGCGCTCGCGGCGGACCTCACGACGGCGCTGATTGCGGAGGAGACGAAGCGCCAGGCGGGCCTCGATGCCATCGCGAAAAAGGCGAAGGACAAGGAAGATGCTGCCGCCAAGGAGCGTGCGGAGAAGGAAGCCGCTGCGAACGAGGCGCGCATCGCCGCTATCGCTCAGGTTGCCGACGTGGTCGCACAGTACACGCAGTACTCGCTGGATCAGGATGTCGCGGCCTACGAGCAGGCGCAGGCAGACCGGGAAGCCCTCGGGAAGAACGCCACGAAGGCGGAGAAGGACGCCGCCGACAAGCGTCTCGAGGTGACCCGTGCGGCAGCTCGGAAAGCCTTCCTCATTGATAAGGCTGCGAAGATGGCAAGCGCCGCCGCCGCCACGGCACTCGCCGTCGTGCAGGCACTGAGCGCAGGCGTGCCGCCCTACAACTACATTGCGGCGGGCGCGGTCGGTGCTGCGGGCCTCATCCAGCAAGGCGTCATCGCGTCGCAGCAGCCGACGTTTCACTCGGGCGGGCTTATCGGCAACATGGCGCCGGATGAGCAGCAGGCGACCGTACGCCGTGGCGAGGCCGTGCTCTCGCCTGTCGGGCGTCGGGCGATGGGCGACGACACGATCCGCGCTGCGAACGCGGGTATGGGAAGCGGGCAGACCATAATGGTCCAACAGGTCTACCGGCACAGGGTCTTCGACTCGTTCGTCTCCGACAACCTCCGGACGCGCGGTCCCCTGTCCCGGGCGTTAGGTGCGGGTGCACGCGCAGGCCAGCGGAGGAGCTAGCAAATGGGTATCGCCTTCTCGCCCGACGCCCTCCGGGGCATCCTGATTCCCGACCCGCGCATCGCGCCCTCGACCACGGGGCCGGGCTCGACATACACGCAGGCTGAACCTCAACCGGGTGTGCCGCAGCCGTCCTCCGCTACATCGCTGACTCTGGAGACGAGCGGAAAGCAAGGCGACACGACGATCCTCGTTCAGACAGTCCGCGCCGGCGGGGCCGTCACGACGGATGCCATCCGTGCCGGCGCGTTCGCCTGGCAGGAGACGGGTGGGCAGTGGCAAGGCTGGGACGGCCCCCTCGGGTACGCAGGGTTCGAGGCCGTTCACGCGTGGGGTAGTGGCGGCGCGACGCCGCTCTACACCTACCCGCACGCCATCTATACGCGGAACGGGACGCGTCTCGTGTCGGCTCAGAGCACGGTGGCCCTTGGCGGGGTCCAGAGTTGCGTCGTGCATCGCCGCGACCAGCTGGGGGCCTCGACCATTACGACCGTCGTATCGAGCTCCGCGACGGGGCAGCCCCTCCACTCCTGTCTGCTCGAGCTGCCCGACCGCTTGCTTCTTCTCGTCGCCTACGATGACCTCGCGAGCGTGGGGCTCCAGGTCCGTGTCTACGCCAGCGACGACGACGGCGGGACGTGGACGCTCCAGAACGGCGCCGCTCTTCCGGCGTACATCGACACGACGACGACTACCGTGCGCCGTCTCCGTGCCGCCTACCAGGGCGGGCAGGTGCTGATGATGCTCGCCGTGCGCGTCTCTGCGGCGACCGTCCCCGACACGCTTTGGCAGTATGCCAGCGCCGACGAGGGCATGAGCTACGCGCTGGTCGAGGCCGTACCCGGGACCGATGCGGCAAGCGTCCACACGGGCGGCGTGCACGACATCTACGCCATCCCGGACGTGGGCTTCGGCGTGGTCTACTGCGGTTCCTCGAGGAGCACGTGGGGCGCGACCTCTACGACCCTCAGCAAGCGCCTTGGGAGCGCCTACAGTCGGTGGACGGACATCGACCCTGTGCAGGTAGGGCTACTCGCTCCTGCGACGACCCTGAGCCTCGGGAACCAGCTTAGCGACGATACGGAGCTATGCGCCGCCGTGGACGAGGACGGCCAGATCTACGCGTTGGCCCCCAACTCCGGGAATGCCTCGCGCGTGCGTCCTGCTCGCAGCTCTGACGGAGAGACGTGGTCCGTGCTCGGACAAGCTGCGAACCTCGTCCACTCCCTGGACTACGGTGGAGAGCGCGTCACCTCGATGGTCGCAGTGTGGTACGCCGGCACCCTGCACGTCATCCACACGGTGGACGCCACGACGGTCTACGACGCGCAGCTGGGAGACACGGCGCTCTCCGGGTACACGTCGGCGACGTTGCCGATGCTTCCTGCCGTACAGATGGGCTCTGACTACTCGGCAGGGTCCTACATGACGTGGGAACCATGGTGGACCCCTGACGCCATCGGGTGGACCGTCACCACGATTGGTGCGCCGACGACGACGCTGACGGGTGGCGCAATGCAGATCTCGGCGGGCGTCGCTGAGGTCCGCACCTACACGCATACGCGCACCACGGCGCTCACCGCCGCGCATACCGTGCAGGCCCTCTGGGAAGTGGACCCAGACTCTGGGACGGCTACCGAGACCCTCCTCACGGCGGCGAGCAACACGTCCACGTACCGTCTCCGCGTGCGCGTCACGACGACGCAGGTCCTCTGCTACGACGACGTGAGCGGCGTCCTCCGCATGACGTACAACCGCACGGGGTCGCAGTACGTGCACGTGCGTGCGTGGCTCTCCAACCAGGGCGGTACCGGCAGGGCTACCGTGTGGGTCTGCGAGATCGACGGCATCCACGAAGTCGCCCGCGACTTCATCCGGATCCTGTCGAACGACGCGATGACCGACGCCGGGTTCACCGCGGCAGGCCAGAGCGTGAAGCTGGGGCAGACCGGGCAGGGCGTGTCGAACTGGCGCTACTTCGCCTGGCAGGGAAGCGCGCAGATGAGCACCCCGCACGCGCTCTCGATCCCGTCGCAGGTCGGTGGGCGTGACTTCTCCTCGAGGTCGCTCACGCTCTCCGACGGCCTCCGCGTGCGTGCGGTCGGCGGGCCTGCCGCGCTGGATGACCTGTGGACCATCGCGCCGCGGTACGGTCATGGCATCGCCGCGCTGGCCTCCACCTCGCCGTCGGTGACGTGGCGGTCTACCGGGACAGGTACGTCGCAGATCTTCGTGTGGGAGACGGACGGGACGGCAGCGAACGTCTCCCCGCTCATGGGCCCCGTCGGTGCGCTCTACCTCGGCGGGACCAACTTCCGGACGGCTACCCTCGAAGGCCGCAACGCCTTCGGTGTGTATGTCAGTATCGGTACGTGGGACGCGAGCGCAGGACAGGCAGGGCTGAAATGGGTTCGTCGCGGAAACACCATTTACCCCGACACTACGTCCAACGCGGGCACGTATTGGTACCCGCACGGCATGCTGGACGGGGCGCGGTTCACGTTCGACACGGCGGCTGGGCCTGTGCGGGCCATCCAGTACCAGACGGAAGGAGCGTGGACAAACGCCGCCACGAAGCACGCACGCGCTACCCTCTTCGGCGACGTGTCGGCAGTAGCCCTCAGCGGCACCGCGGGAGCGTTCCTCGCCACGGGCGGGCTCCTGGTCTGGAACAACGACCCTAGCTACTCGGCCTATCGCCTGACAATCCCCGTCCAGCAGGTAGCAGAAGCGTACTACGAGCTCGGCGTCGTCGTCCTCGGGCACCTCGCCGTCTTCGGGCGGCGCTATTCGTGGGGACGGTCGCTGACTTCGGAGCCGAATGTGGAGCTCCGCACGGGCGCAAACGGACGGCGCACGTCGCAGGTAGCCGGGCCGACGCGACGCGCAGTGGAGTTTGGGTGGACGGACGCTGCGGACCAGAGCGCGTTCGGCACGGACCAGACCGTGAGCACGCCGGACTTCTTCTATGGGTCCTCGACTGGAACGCCAGAGGCCGCGGCGGCGAAGATGGACGGTCCCGCTCTCATGCGCGGCATTGTCGAGCATATCGAGGGGCCCGCGACGCCCATCGTCTACGTGGCGCACCTCCCGCGCGTGGCCCTCGGGACCACGCAGATGGTCGTGCACCCCGACCTTCACCTGTATGGGCGCATCGTGTCGGACGTGTCCATCGAGACGGTGCAGGGCGCGGAATGGCTTGGCGTCGGCACGACGGGCGAGATGGTCCGCACGTCCAACATCCGGATCGAGGAGGAGCTGTGACTGACCGCTGGACGCCCGCCCAACTATCCAGCACTATCCGCTGGGTCCTAAAACTCGAATACGCCGGCGGCACCTGGTACATGACCGACGAGGCCATGACCATCGACGACGGCACGGGCGGGACCATTGTCCTGACGGACGGCCTCCTCGAGACGGGCGATACGGTCGAGAGCATTGACCTGTGGGCGACGGAGGCCCCGCGGCGGTCCTCTTCCGTCGCCTTCGACCTTGGTATCGACGTTGCCACGCTCATCGAAGAGGGCCACGACCTCGCCGGTTGCATGGCTGAGCTAGCCCAGCTGGCTGATGGGGACCCGTGGACCGCACGGCGTCCCTTCGTGCGCGGACGGTTGGTCGAGCCTCAGTACGGCGCCCAGGGCGAAGGCGTGCAGGCGAGTATCGAGCAGGATGTGCTTACGGACGAGAGCACGCTCTCGCCGATGACGATGCCCGCCGTCGCGATTTTCGATGCTCTCGACGCCACGACGTACCCTCTTCGCAGCGCCACAGACGACGGCATCGTGGTGCCTGTCGTCTTCGGGACGCCGGGGGAAGGCATTGCGCCGGGAACGATCGCAGCCTCCGTCGGGAGCGTCATCGACTCTCTGGGGACGCCGTTTGCGGTCTATGCGGTAGCCGCACACGCAGTGACCGCCCTGTCGGTCACGTTGATGAACCGCGACGATGGCTCGACGGTGTCTCTGCCCATCGTCCAGGTGACCATCGAGACAGGCGAGGTAGTAGCGCTGGTATTCGATGACCGGTCGGTATCGTTGTGGACCCCGACCGCCACACCTGTCGTCATCTGGGCCGATGGCGGCGGGCTTGTCGCAGAGGGTATCGGCGAGCTCACGCATGCGGGGGACTTCGTCGCGTGGCTCCTTTCGCTCACTGAGCAAGAGGTAGACCAAGGCCGGGTCAATCTCGCTCGGAGCTCGCTCGCGGCGTTTCAGGTCAGTGGCTACGTGGACGATGCCGTGGTCATCGCGGACTACATTCGTGAGGCCGTGCTCGACATCGTCCCGGTGTCCATGATGGTCGGGCCGAAAGGCGTCTACCCCCTAGTCTGGCGATGGGACGCGACATCCATCGACGCCGTGGCTGCGTGGGACCTCACGACGGACCTCGACATCGCGCGGGAAAGCGTGGTGACCTACGAGGACGCCGACAAGGTCGCGAATACCGTGCAGCTCCGGTATGGGTGGGGTCCTCGCGTCGAGGACTACACGCGCGAGATGTGGGCAGTCGGCGACCCCGCATCCCGTCCTCGAGGACTTCGCTTCGGTGGCGCGGCCTCGCTGGCCCTTAGCTACTGGAGCGACCCCATCCTCGCGCGGTCGGTCGTCAGGTATGGCGTGAAACGTGACGCGCTGGAGACGGCCATCGTGCACGATGACCTCACGGCATCCCGCGTGCTCGCCTGGCGCTCTCGCCGATGGGCGCTCCCCTCGCGCGTGGTGGAGTACTCCGCGCCCCAGACCTACGCGTGGGTGGAGCCGGGCGACTACGTGACCGTCACCGACCCCGATCTCGCGTGGACGGAGCGACTGTGCTTGGTGCAGTCGAGGGCGTGGGCCGCAGATGGCTCCGTGCGATACACTCTGCGCGTGCAGGAGGGCTAGGGCATGGCGACGGCAACGCACACTCAGTATGGGTCTCGTACCCGTCTCACGGTCACGGGAAGCGTGACGAACTACGCCGCCGGGACGCGGCTCGCCATCGAGACGGGTGGCGAGCTCACGTTGGTGCAGGTCCTACGCGTCAAGCTGAAGCGCACCGCAGGGACCGCCGCCAGCTTCACGCCGCGCATCTTCTCCACCTCCGGTGGATCTAGCGGCACGGTGGCGCAACAGTTCGTCGGAAGCTCGACGGTCATCGCGGACCTCTTCGACGTGGTCTGCTCTGGCGTCCTCTTCGACACCGACGCCGCGGGCAAGCTCTACCTGGAGCCCGGCCCCAACGCCGGCGCGGACAATGCCTTCGACTACGAAGTCGTGCTCGAGGTGCTCTGATGGCTGGGACGCAGGTCTTCCCGACTGTGCCCTCGTCGGGTGGCGGCACGGGTAGCGCCGCGACCTTCGCCGGCCTGTTTGGCGATGGAACTGACGGCGACTTCACGGTCGTGGCCGGAACGCCCCTCCTCCTGTCGCGCGAACGGCACTACAACAACCTGACCGTGCAGGCGACGGCCATCGTTAAGCCGCAGGGGTTCAAGCTCCTGGTCGCCAACACGCTCACGAATGCTGGAACCGTCAACGACAACGGCAACGACGCGACCGGGACAGGCGGCGGCGGCGGGTTGGCGGCGCGACAGTTCCTGTACGCCCAATCGGGCGGCGGCGTTAACGGAAGGTCCTCGACAGGCGTCGGGAACAACGGAATCGCGGCGACCTCAAACAGCTACAACAACGTCGGCACGCTCCCCACGGGTGGAAACGGCGGCGCGGCGAACGCCCAGGCGGGCGGCACGGGTGGGGCCTGTACCGTCGCAAACTCGAAGTGGGCATCGAGCCTGTTTGTAGGTCGCGCGGCGACCGCTGGCTTCGGCGGCGGCGGCGGCGGGGCGTCCGGCGGTTGCGACGTGACCGCGGGCGGCGCGGACTCGGGCGGCGGCGGCGGCGGCGGCGGCATCCTCTGGCTTGCAGCGAAGAGCATCGTCAACGCTGGCGGGTTCATTGGCGCGGCAGGCGGGAAGGGCGGCGATGCTAGTTCATTCGGCGGCGGCAAGGCAGGCGGCGGCGGCGGCGGCGGCGGCGGCCTCGTCGGCATCCTGACGACGACTCCGGTCGCCTCGATTGGCGGGACCGTGTCGGCGGCTGGTGGCCTCGGCGGCGCGGGTATCAACGGCGGGGGCACGGGTATCGCCGGGACCGACGGTAGCGTCAACATCATTGTGTTCGCGTAGGAGCGTCCATGCCCTTCCTCGTCGTGCCTGCGGGCTTTCCATCCGAGACCGCAACCGAGCTCGCCGTCGCGAACGGTTGCGCGGGGTTCTACACGGGCATTCCACCTATTTGGGTTCAGCTCTCCGAGGCGCAGAGCTGGACTCTGCCCTGCATCGTGACCGAGGACGACGCCGGGAATGTCGTCAGCTGGGCGCCGGTTCCCTGACATGGCGCGCATCCCGCTCTATCGAGACGCAAGCTCGGCGAAGGTAGCGGCGACGCTCAAGGCCGGCACGAACGTCACGCTTACCGACGTCGAGGTCGGCGGCGTCCTCGAGGTGACCATCGCTGCGTCAGGCGGGGGCGGCGGCGGCGGGACGCCAGCGACGACGGTCGTGTCGGAGACCTCTGCAGGACAGTCGCCTGTCGTCGGAACATCCACGGACTACGCGCGTGGGGACCATTCCCACGGCACGCCTCCGGTGCCCGCGCACACGGCTCTGAGCTCGCTCGCGTGGACTTCGGCGGGGCATACCGGGAGCTCGACTGCCGTCGCCGCGTGGAACGGTGGCGGGACCGCTACGGTCGTGCAGGCCACGACCGACGAGACGATGCTAGTCCGGCGTGCGGGCATCCTTCAGTGGGTGCCTGTGGTCGCAGCCGCGGTGGTCATCCAAAATACCCTCTCTAGCGACTTCGCCGTAAGCGTCATCGACATCGGGGGCATCGCGACCACATGAGCCTGACCGCACTGAGCCACCAATACGTCGGGCTGAGCACGACCACTGCCGTGACCGCAGCCGCGCAACTCGACGCCCTGTGGAGTCTTCTCACGGCTACGACCTACTTCGACGGGAGCACGCGCACGCCGGGCAGCGGCAACGCCTGGACGTGGGCGCGCTACCAAAACGGCAGTGTGACCGAAGCCGTCTATGGGACGCCCCCTACCGGGTCGATGGCTCAGCGTGTCCTGATTGCAGGGTACGCAAGTGCGCCCACGCCCGCGATCACGATGCTAACGCCGGACACCGCGCAGACGACCACGCTGCACATGGGCCTCTCGCTGAACTCGGGGGCGTTTACCACGTACAACGCCGCGCTCCCCTTCGGCGCAAACTCGCGATGGTCCGGCTATTGGCGTCTGAGCGGTGGCGTCTCGGCAGGCATCACGCCCACAGACTGGCGCTACTACGAGACGGCAGAGACTGTCGTGCTGGTCTGCTCCGTGCAGGGCACCAACCACCGCGTGGGTCACGCTGGGGCGATCATCGACCCGGAGACGCCGGACGCGGTGGACGCAGAAACCGATGGGCGCGTCTACGGGATGTACGTGACGGGCTCGAACGGCGCCATCGCCAACTCCATGCTCTCGTCCGTCTCGGCGCAGGGGAACTGGTACGCGCACGGTGGCCTTGTAGGGTACACGCATAGCGGCATGTTCTCGCCAGGCACGTCTGGTTTCACGACGTTGACCCGTGCTAACTTTCTGAACACGTCGATAGCCCACGTCCTACTGAGCAGCACGGGACGTTCGCCCAGGTGGCCGATGCTGTTGAACCGTGGCGGGACGAACTTCGCGGGCCGACTTCGCGAGGTGACGTGGACCCCAGACGGTACCCTCGGGAGCGGCCTCGTCGCCGGACTCACGACCGTCGGCTACCGCATCTCGTCGTCCACTGCATTCTCTAGTGAAACCGTCCTCCTGGTGCGCTGATGACCTACACTGAACAGATCGAAGGCTACGTCGCCGCCTACCCGGAGACGGAGACGGCGCGGCTTCCGGAGTCGTGTGGCGTGGTGGCGTTGCACGCGTTTCCGCACGTCGTGGTGCACGTTTGGGCAGAGGAGTTCTGCGAGCTCGAGGACGTGAACGGCGCGGATATCGCGAGGTTCCGTCTCGTCGGTTAGGCGACCTCAGTAGGAGGTCTGATGCCCGAAGCGCAGACTGCGAGGTGGAGTGACCGCCTCGTTCCGGTTCCCGTTTGGTCTCTCATGCTCCTTGGCGCGGCGATGGTCGGCGGCGGCGGGCTCGCCGGCGGGTACTTCTCCGAGGCACAGGCCGCGCCGGCTATCGCCGCGGAGGACCTGTCCGACATGAAGAGCATCCTCGCGCGCATCGACGGGCGCCTGGAGGGCATGGAACGCGAGGGCGCGGCCCTCCGCTCTGAGCTCGTGAGCTTGCGCCGCGACGTGAACACGCTGCGGGCTGATGTCGACGCCATCCAGCGCGGTCGCTAATGGACGCCGATAGCGGGCTTGATGTCGCAGAACGCGTCACCGACGACGCCGTGCTGCTCGAGGGGCTCGCCGCCACGGACGCGCCTACTGTTGAGGCGTTCTCGTCTCTGTACGACACGCAGGCCGGGACGATTACGGCCATCGCGTTCGGCCTGACGGTCGTCGTGGTCATCCAGCTGCTGGTGACGCGCATCTTCGCAGGCGCGAAGAGCATGGTCGAGGCGCTCACCTTCTTCGCGACGGCGATGGTATCGATCCTAGTGGCGGTCTACCTGTGCGATCTCCTCATCGCCGGGCCGGACGTGTTGCTCCTTCGCGACGGCGAGCGGTCCTCCATCGTCTCGTTCATCGAGGATATCTGCCTCATGACCTTCGCGTACTTCTTCGGCACGAAAACCAGCACCGGGGGCACCAATGACGCTAACTGAGCACTTCTCCTTCGAGGAGTTGACCCGCACGGGACAGAGCGCTCTCCAGGACGCCAACCGGCAGGAGGCCCTGCCCTACGTGGAGCGTCTCAAGGCCGTCGCGGAGATGCTCGAGGTCATCCGGTCGCGCTTCGGGCCTGTCCGCGTGTCGAGCGGGTTCAGGGGGCCTGCCGTCAACGCCGCCGTGGGAGGCAGTGCCTCGTCGCAACATTCTAAGGGCGAAGCCGCGGACATCACGTGCTCGAGCTGCGACGTGGACATCCTGCACAAATGGATCGTCACCGAGAGCGGTTTGCGCTTCGGTCAGTGCATCTTGGAGAAGCCGCCGGGGAAGGCGTGGGTCCACATCTCCCTGGGCGCTCCGTGGCGCCCCGCTGCGAAGTGTGGCGAGTCGCTCGCCTTCGACGGCAAGACCTACAAACCGATGAAATACTGACGTTTGACGTGGGTATACTTAGGTATACCTACGTCATACTGAGGTATATTCACGTCGGGGGAACCCTACCCCAGAAAGGCGGCGCGCTACCTCGGCATGGTGTCGAGGCGGCGCGTCGTCTCGCTATGGGGTACGTGTCCCCCAGGAGGTTCCATGCCCTACGACCCGGCTGAGCTAATCGAGCTGCCCGCGGAAGTCCTCGCCGTCATCGCCGAGATCCGCTCTGCTACCCGTGCAGGTGGCGACGGCGGGACGAAGGTCACGCGCGCTGAACGTCGCCGCATCGTGAAGGCCGCGCTCCACCTCGCGTACGTCCTCGGACGGGATGGGCTGGACTAATGGCCGTCACCCTTGCGCCTACTCACCTTCCGCACGTGCAGGTCATGACGACAGGAACGTCCGGGATCGTCACGCAGGTCAACCTGCCGGCGACACGTCACCTTCAGTTGAACATCCACAATCGCGACCGCGACTCGAAGAACCTGATGGTGTCCTTCGACCAGACCCTCACGGACGGCGGCCCCGCTCCTGCTACAGGGGCGTGGACGATTCACGAATACCTGGCCTACAACGTCAACGGCAACGGCGCGAACGGGATGGCGAGCGTGACGAAGTTCTTCGTCTTCTCGAACAGCCACAACGCCGTTACCGCCGAGTTTCTACTTACGACGAGCAAGCCCGCAAACTAGGGCTTGTCCCCGAAGGTGGCGAGCTGCGAGCGGTCGTGCAGTAGCGCGGCCTCTTGCTCTTCCGCGTAGGCCTCCACCTCGTCTAGTTGGACCATCGCCGCGACGATTGCCTGCACGTGAGCGATGCGCCGTTCCTGCGCGTACTTGTGACGGAGGGCCTCGAGGCGCTGGCGCAGGGCGACGGATGGAATCAGCGCCACCGGACACCCCGTTTGCTCTCCAGGGCGAACCCCTCGGGGAGCTCCTGCCCCGCCTTCGCAGCCTTCAGAGCGGCGGCGCGGTCGGGCTCTACCTTGACCCTACGCCACGTCTCGGGCCATGCGGACACGTCCTCAGGGCCGACAATGGACTGAGTCTCAGCGAGCCACGCACTGTAGGTGGGGCCCTTCACCTTCGGCTCTTCTCCCATGCTCTCGCGAGCAACGAGGAGCCCTGTCGCGAGGGCCTTCACGTGGTCAGCCACGCCCTCGCACGTCTTCCGCTTGGCGCGGAGGCGCTTCTCTTCCGCCTCGAGGAGCTCCGCTTCCGCTTCCATGCGCCTTACCAGGTGCATGCAGGCGAGGACCTTGTCCTCACTCTGCTCGATCCAGGTCGAGAGGAACGCGGCAGTCTCCTCTGACAGAAGGCCCGAGTTCTCCTCGATCTCCATCTGCACGCGGGCGGCGCCGCGCATCAGGTCGTACGTCGTCGTCATCGTCACTCCTTAGAACGGGAAGCCGGGGCCGTCTTCATCGGTGGGCGGGGGAGGGGCATCCAGCAGGGGGCCGCGCGTCTGCGGGACAGGCCCGCGTGGCTTCTCGCCGTACTTCCAAATGACGCCCTGGCAGCTCTTGTCGCGACACTTGAAGTCAGGCGCCTTGGGGTTCGTCTTCTTCTCGCGGTTGTCCCACATCTGGCCGCTACAGGTAGGGCAGGACGGGTCGATGCCCGAGGCCACAGGCGCGATGCGCTCGACGCTCTCGACACGCCCACCGAAGGCGTCGGCGACACGCTGGGCCTGTGCTTGCGGGCGCTGAGGCTGAGCCAGCGGGGCCGCATGGTGCGCCGCCTGCCCATCGTCGTCCTCGGGGGCGACCCCGACGGCGGCTGCGAGGGCGTAGCGGCGCAGGTAGGTCACGACAGACCCCACGGCGGCAGGGCTCTGGTCGCGAGGGAGGGCCGCGCAGACGGACGCGATGTGCTGACCGCTCTTGTGGAGCAGGATCGTCGTCACGGTCGCGCTACCGTCCTCGAGGCGACCCGGGTGCTGGGAGACGCTTAGGCCGTTGCTGGAGAGGGCCGCGCGGCAGGCGTCCCAAACGCTCGACAGGTCGGCATACGACGACTTGAATGCCGGGTTCGTGCGGTCCTTGACCGCGCCCTGGATGGAGCCCTGCGCGATGGCGAGGGCGGTAGCGAGCTGGTCCAGCTCTGGAGACTGGGACAGGATCATGCGGACACCTCAGAGTCAGGAGCGAAGACGGTGATGCCAGAAGCGGTCGTGTGAGCCATGCGCCCACGGATGTCGCTGGGGTTCCATTCCCATCCGAGCATGGTGCGGCCCTTCGGCGGGGAGCGAAGCACGACGACGGAGCATGCGCCGTTGTAGGTGACGGCGAAGATGTCCTCCGCGTGGTGCTCGAGAAGGAACGTGAGGAGATTGGTGAGGGCGAGAGCATGAGTAGTCATGCCCCATAACTAGCAAGCCTTGCGAAACGCGCAACTGCACTATAGTGCAGGCTCATGCAGTACCACACCCTCGGCATGCTGATCCGGCTTCATCGCGAGAATCTGGAGATGTCGCGCGCGGAGCTGGCCCGTCAGGTGGGCGTTCACCCGTCGCAGCTTACGCGGTGGGAAGCCGGCGACCATAAACCCTCTCTGTCGGCGATGGTCGCCCTGGGGAAGGCCCTCGACGTCGATGCGGTGGAGCTCATGACCGCCGCCGCGGTGGACGCGCGATGAGCCGCACCGTCATTCCTTGGAACGCGCTCCCCGCGCAGCTCCCCGTGCAGACTACCGCCGTCGTCTACCTGTTGCTCGAGCACTTCGACGCGCCGGGTTGGGTGTGCGGCGTGGTCGCGACGTTGCTTGCGCTCTTGTGGGCAGGGTCCATCATTCGCATGTGGAATCAGAAGGCGAAGCCGCTGCCGGGGTACGGAGAATGACCGCCGACTACACGATCGGCCTCGTCCCCCGTGGCGCATCCCGTCCCCGAGCTGCTCGAGGAGGTGGACGCGTCTACATGCCGCCCGAGCATCGTGCGTGGATGGACGCTGCCGTGACCATGCTGCGAGAGCAGCGCCAGGGGGAGGCCATCGCAGGCCCCGTAGCCGTGGAGATCGTGGCCATCTGGCCGCTTCCGAAGGCGCGTCCCGCATGGTGCGACCGTGAGCGGTGGAAGCGTCGGGGGGAGACGCTCGGCATCCCCTACGCGACGAAGCCCGACGCCGACAACGTCGGGAAGATCGTGCTGGACGCCCTGGTCGAGGCGGGCATCCTCGAGGACGATCGCTTCGTCGTGCAGCTCCACATCGGCAAGCAAGCGGTGCCCGACGCAGGCCGGATCGACATCTGGGTGACCCCCGTCTAGAAAGTTCACGCGCACCCCTTGCGCGCTTCACACGATATGGGTAATCCTAGGATGTCGTCACCTGACGACAGGAGGACCCATGAGCTTCTACGACACCCTTCGCTGCATCTGGCATGACCCGCGCTACGTGTGGGACCTTAACGGGGACGACATCGTCGGCGGCGTCGCCGTCGTCATCCTCATGTTCGTGATGTGGGGGCTCTGATGACCATCCAATGGCTTGAGACTGGCCTCGGCTGGCGCGCCGACGTGGAGGCTGGCGTGATCCTTCTGGTGAACCGCGCCCACCGCGGCGGCGGGTACTCGTGGGAGCTCAGCGCGTTCCACGCCGACGACGACGCGCGGGGCATGCAGCCGACGGACGCAAGCGCGAAGCACGTCGCGGAGAAGGCCTACCGCGCGTGGCGCGCGAGGCAGATCGTATGAAGCTGGGAGACATCATCGCGGCGCTGGTGCGTCGCTTCGGGAGGTGGCCGTGATGTGGATTGAGTATCGGTACGAAGATGGATCGACGTGGCAAGGATGCCCCGACGACCAGACTCATGAGCTCATGATCTGGGCGCATGAGAAGGAAGGCTTCTCGTGGCGCGTGGTGACTGCGGATGTCGATGCCAACACGCCCGAGGGATGGAGCGCGACGCTCGAAGACGCCAAGCGCCACGCGGAAACGGCCTACATGGAGTGGTACGGCTATTCCTGCGTGGTCGGCGAGCTGGAGGTGTCCCTCCAGGCGCTCAAGGAAGAGAACGCGATGCTGCGCGACGAACGACGCATCGACAACGAGGAGGCCGCGCGTCTCTACGACTTCGCTCGCAACAAGGGCGAGGCGTTGGAGCGGCAGGCCGTAGTGGCGTGGCTGCGCGGTAACCGTGCGTGCTGCGAGCACGCGTCCTATGTCGTTCACTGCGCTTCGCGGCTTGCCGCGGATGAGGTTGAACGCGGCGAGCACCGCCGCGAGGAGGGGGCATGACCGAGCAACAGATCGAGCTAGGGCGGCGCGCCGTCGCATGCAAGGGCTGGCGGTGGATGCCGGGGATGGAGTTTCATCTCGACGGCGCAGGTGCGATGTCGAGTGGATGGCGCATCCAGAGCGTCCAGATGCGCGTAGTGGATGGATGGGCTCATGCCGTTCGCACGGTCATTGCGGGCCCATGTGAGTTCATCATGGCGCCGCACGGAAACATTCACGTCAGGTTCACCGACGGCGCGTTGTCGCGAAAGCCATCCGGTACGACCATGCTACCGTGCCTCGATGACCCCGCCACGCTGGGATGCCTGCTCGCGCTGGTGCGGGAGGCGTGGGGCGACGAGTGCGCTTGCGTGTTGCCGGTGGACTACGGCCCCGGTGGTGTGATGTGGGTTTGCCAACTTACGGCGGGCGGGCGGTCGCTCACAAATCGTCATTGGGCCACCGAGGCCGAAGCACTTGTAAACTCTTTGGAGGCAGCACCATGAGCTTCTTACACTTGCCCTTTTCCCTTTTTGTTTGGCCCGCGCTGTTTATACTTGCGGTGTTTTTGCTGGGAGTCAGCGTCGGGTACTCCTTCCCATTACTCGTTGCCGCGTTGGAGGCTGCGCCATGACCCGCACCAACACGCCCTGGCGTCCGTCGGAGTTCGAGCGCGCCCGCCAGCTGCGAGAGGAGGGCCTCTCCTGGCGCGAGGTGGGGGAGCGCCTCGGGCGCAGTGAGTCGGCGATGCACTCGATGGTCGCCGTCCTCAAGGATGCCGATTGGTCAGCGCGTGACCTAGTAGAGGTCGCGGTGCCGCTCGCCGTCCCGCCCAAGTACACCTATCGGCACTGGCGTCCGAGCGAGCTCGCGAAGGCGCGAGACATGCGCGCGAACGGCGCGACGTGGCCGGAGATCGGTGCGGCCCTCGGGCGGCAACCCGACGCCGTCGCGCAGTACGTCGGCGTGGCGAACAAGGAAGCCGCGATGGTCGAAGTGACAGGGCGCAAGAACGCGCGCTACGCCGCCCTCTCCGAGCATGAGCGGAAGCTGGTCGACGCGAAGCTGAACGAGGGCCTCGGTGTCCGCGCCATCGGCGAGCACGTGGGCAGGCATTGGTACGTCATCTCGACGTACAAGCGCACGCGAGGCATGCGTGCCAGGTAGACCGTGGACAGGTTCGCAGCTGCTCGAGCTCCGTCGCCTGCACAATGAAGGACAGACGGCGCGGCAGATCGCCGTGGCCCTCGACAGGACGCCCGAGGCCATCCGCACCCTGCGCGGCACCCTCGGCTTGCGGTTCTACGTGAAGGTGTCGCCCGAGGAGCGCGCGCAGATCGAGCAGCTCTACGCCGGGGGGATGCGCGACATCGACATCGCGGGCCAGCTGGACCGAGCAGTGACCACGGTACGGAAGGTCCTCGGCATCCACCTGGCCGTCAAGAAGCCGTGGACGGATGCGGAGACGCGCCGGCTCTACAAGCTGCGCCGCGAAGGGAAGACGTACCCGGAGATCGGGAAGCTCATGGGCAGGTCGCCCCACGCTTGCGTGATGCGCTTCGTGAACTTCGAGAAGATCCGGAAGAAGCGGGAAGCCGATAGGAAGCGCAGAGCCCGCGCGTAAGGTTTGCCGTGAGACGTGGCCCTCGTCTAGGGTCTTCTTCAGGGGTCACGTCTCACGGTCTCGCGCGGGGGAACGTGTAAGCGTTTCTTACAGGTTCGCGAATGTCGGTAACTAAAAGCTATTGGCGCAACGCGTGCCCGCTGGGGTACTAGGTGGATGTCCGCCGTGGACACGGGTTGATCCCCCGTACGGGGGAGGGGGGTTACCCCCTCCCCCCCCTTCCCACGGCGGTTCCACGGAGACACGCATGTTCGATAGTCTGGGCGACTACGCCCTGAAGTACGCACGCCATGGTTGGGCAGTGCACGCCCTGAAGCCACGACAGAAGATCCCCGCCACGCCTCATGGATGCAAGGACGCCTCGACGGACGAGGACACGGTCCGCGCCATGTGGGGAGACCAACCCTACAACATCGGGCTAGCGACAGGCCTCGCGTCAGGCATCTTCGTCTTCGACGTGGACAGTGCGCCCCCGAAGGACGGCGGGCTCACCGGACCCGACGCCCTCTCCGAGTTGGTCGCGCAGCATGGCCCACTTCCGGCGACGATGACGGTGCGGACAGGTAGCGGCGCGCACTACTACTTCCGCATGCCTGTCGGCGTGGACCTCAACAACCGCGCGCGCATCACGGTGCGTGGCCAGCGGACAGGGCTCGATGTTCGTGCGGACGGCGGCTACGTCGTCGCGCCTCCGAGCATCCATCCGAACGGCGGCATCTACATGTGGGAACCAGGCACGCGGGAGATTGCCGACGCGCCTGCGTGGCTCATTGACCTCGTCAAGAAGGAGGCACCGAAGCCAGCTACGATGAAGGCCGCGGCTCCGGTCGCGTTCGCACCCGTCACCGACGACGACACGGCGACTGCCTCTGAAGTGCTCGAGCATGCGTGCGAATCCATCCGGACCTGTCAGGGCAGTCGGCACGACGAGATCTACCGACAGGCCGCACGCGTCGGGCAGCTGGTCGGTGGCGGGTGTATCCCGCGGGATGCTGCGGAGTTCGAGCTGGTGACGGCTGGCCTCGCGGCTGGCAAGCCCGACACGGAAGTTCGACGCACCGTG